GCCTCCTTTTGGACAGAGCCCAGTTCGCGGAAAAAATCGACGTCAAGCGGGTCGTCGTGCACAAATTCAAGGCCATCCTGAATGCGTCGAGCGGTTCGCCCTAGGTCGTGAGTTGCAATATTCATGGCTAAAAGCCTCCTTAAGTTTGGACACAGCGGCGGGAGTCGAACCCGCTTGAATGGTTTTGCAGACCATCACCTCACCATCCGGTCCCGCTGTGTCGTTGCCGGTCGGCCAATCCGATCCGGTCAACCCATTATATACCGAAAGATTTCAAACGATACAAGAAAAAGTTACATACAAAAAAAGCAGAGTCAAAAAAGACCGAGCCGCAAGCCGGAGCGCCGCACCCCGTTTGTCTAGTGCGCGACTCGCAGGGTACAAATAGCGCTCTATATGAGGTTCGGGATGGTAAATTTTTTTCATTTAATCGGATTCCGTTCGATTGTGGATAGTAAATTTTTTTCATCTGGTCAATGCGTCTTAAAAATTATGTTTTTGTCGGGCGCATCCCAACACAGAGCGCACGTGGTACAGGCTTGCGTCTTTCCCTCTTGCTCCGGACAAACAATACCGTCACCGGTTAGCTCTTCACTGTTCGCGCTAAACGTTCCCCCGGTATCACTCCAACGTACTGCCCAACGTTCCGGAAAGTGTTCACGGTTTATTTTTAGTTCGCGGTGTATTGGACCCTCAACAACGTGCGTATAACCCCACACGTGCAGGTTTTGATGTAGCACCAAAAGCTTGCGCCAGAGTCGCACATACTCAGCACTATAAAAGTCCCCCAACACATGCAAACGAACTAATACTTTGCGCCCCTTTTTCCTAGCCTCGCTACACTTTTGGCCAAGCTCGACAATTAACCGGCGCTCGAGTTCTTCCCCGTGTTGTAGCCGGTGGGCAAACGGCATGTTATTACCGTAACAATCGTCCCAGTGTCCGCATGAGGTCGGGCAAGTCTCCCGCTCGATCAACGTCAGGGTATAAACCTCGGCATCTTTTAGTTTACCTTTCTTTACGTATCGGCCCGCGCTTCCGATTTTCGCGCTCGATGGCTTCTTTAAGACGGAGTGCGAGTATTCCTTCAAGTTTCGTACGATGCTTTTTTTGTACCGTGTTGTTTCCATTCTCATTGCTTGTAATCCTTTGTTGTGATGGTCGTTCGTCGTTTGCTCGCCAATCGTCGAGGGCCTCGGGGTGGCAAATTGTGTTAGGTTTCATCTTTTCTCCTTCAACAGTATGTAGAGTCCCCGCAATGCTTCGCGTGGCGTGTTACCGTAAACAGAATCTACTCCTTTTTCTGCTTTAAAAACCGGCGTATCATGGTCGAAAGCATAGCGACACACGACGAGATCGTTAAACATAAAGTTAAGCAGTGTTGTGTCAGATATTTGCTTTGCGTTTTTCACCGTGGGGCGCCTCCTTTACTGGTTTTTGCTCAATGGTATCGTGAAAATCAATCCACGACGCGAGATATTCGTCATCGCTAGTTACACCATAAGCTTTATCGATAACCATAACATCGCACCAAGGATACTTATCACATACGCAATCCAAAACCTGTTCTTTTGTTTCCGCAAAAACATTTACAACAAAAAACCGGCAAGGTTCAAAGGGTGGATACTCCGTATCCTGATCCAGTAGAATACAACGGAACCTAAACGATACCGGCCCGATTCTATTTTCCGCAAAGTGTACCTTTTTAGTGCGGTAGTTTTCTGCAATCATTCGATCACCTCCCCGATGGATACTTGGTGCATATCATTGTAGACAGTAACACGCTCCCGTGTTTCAACCCAAACTTTCGCACCACAAGATAATGGCTTATTAGGTGAGTATACAAGCTTACTCGGTCCGTTAATTAGTACGCTAAAACCTTTCACGTTACTTTTACTTGTCTTTACCGTGACCGGCGGTTTGAGGTCGTGCGGGTGTTTTGCATTGTGTCTAATGTTGTGTTGATTAATGTGGATACGTTTAATCTTGCTCATATTTGTTAGCCTCCGCTCTAATGATATTCCCTAGGTGAATATCGTCGCTATCAGTTCGGTCAATTACTGCGGAATAATCATTCTCTTCAATTTGTGCGATGGCATTCTGCAAACTATTTGCCTCCACAGTGTACGCTCGTTCGATCACTACCTCCCTAGTAACAATAAATTCGCCGCAATCTTTTTTAACTCTCACGGAAACTCCTCCCCGTCTCGTGAATGAGTCAAGACAGTACCGCACCTCTATTGCGAGGTATACTAGACTTTTGTCGTACGGGAAAAAACGTTACCTAATAATAGGGGGGTGACTGCGTACTAATAACGTTTAGGTGGGTGTACCCCCGGCAGGGGTGGTCAGACCGTAGCACAAAATAGTACCTCCTGCAACTTTTAGGAGAGGGATGGTAAATTTTTTTTAAGTGCTGGACTTTTTTAGGAGGAGGATGGTAAGATTTTTTCGATTGACCAAATATGAGGCTTTGCCCATGAACGCACAACACACCGCCGAGTCGCTCGGCTTACAATCCGGAGAGACACACCGGATGGACTGCCCAGACTGTGGGCATAAGAATACTTTCTCCGTATCCAACGTCAACGGTACGTTGATGTGGAACTGCTTCCATGCAGACTGTGGTGTTAGTGGGGGTAAGTTTTCACTCACACTCAACAATGCCGCAGACTTCCTCACTAAACCCAAACAAACTGTTGTCGAGTTCGTAAAACCGAAGTCATGGTCGAGGGTTATACCCCCACGTGCTAAGGATTATACTAGTCTTGTACACACAGCCGGACGCTTTGAGGATCTTTACTTTGATGTTGTGAAAGACCGCTTGGTGTATCCGATACATGATGCTGATGGCAAGCTCGTTGACGGGGCGGGACGTAGTCTTACAGGTGCAAGACCTAAGTGGTATCGCTATGGTAACTATCGGGGCGGGTTCTGCATAGGAACTTCTCGCACTGCATTTGTGGTGGAGGACATACCGTCAGCTATTAGTATCAGTGATTGGGTCACAGGTTACGCTTTACTCGGCACAGCATTACGCGATGAACACGTACAAGAGTTAGTGGAGTTTGAGAAAGTGTATGTTGCTTTAGATAAAGATGCGACTGATAAATCCTTGACATATATGCGGGCACTGAATACGCTCGTACCCACTGGCATTGCTATGTTAGATAAAGACTTGAAGTCTATGGATGAGGAAGAACGTGAACGAACCGTCAGAACAGCAATCAATTGAGAGCAGGATCATCTCATTTTGCTTACGTACAGAATGCTATGATCGTGTCAAAAATATATTACACCGCGACATGTTTGAAGGAGAGTGGGCTCCAATCTGGACAGCACTTGTCGACGCCCACTCTGAATACGAGTCAGACTTTACAGGAGCCGAGCTACAGGCTTATTTTGACTCAAAGCATCCCGCCCTACCAGATAGCACTCGCTTACGATACTGGGAACATTTTGAAACTCTACACGATGATATCGGTACAAACACCGATTTGCAGGAACGGGTCATACGTGACCTCTGGATGCGTCACCGAGCTAAAGTAATTTCAGAATTATCTGTCAACATATTCTTAGGCAAGGAGAATAGTTTTGGAGAACTCAAACGACTTATTGAGTCTACAGCGGAGGATTCGATTGGCGAAAAGACGACGTACACGGAGGTGGACATGGGGGTCGAAGAGCTTTTGGACTCCCTTACGCTTACTCCCGATTTTCCATTCAACTGGGAGCCGCTTGCCAAGCGGGTTCCGGGCTTGGATCGTGGGCACTTTGGAATCATCTTTGCGAGACCGGAAACGGGCAAGACTACGTTCGTATCTTTCCTCGCGCAGAAATATGTTAAGCAGGGGTTTACCGTTGCGGTGTGGGGAAACGAAGAGCCTGCTGTACGAACTAAACTACGCATCGTGCAAAGCTATTTTAAAGTTACGCGGAAAGAACTTGACGAGGGGCGTGGGCAATATTCATCGTTATGGCGTGTCGCGAATGATGGCCTGCTACGTGTTCTCGACTGTGTTGGAACGACCATTCAGGAGATTGATGATTGGTGCAAGATCAACAAGCCAGACATTATCTTTATAGATCAATTGGACAAAGTTAAGATTGCGGGGAAATTTAATCGTGGTGATGAGAAGCTCAAGGAGATATACCTACAGGCACGTGAAATTGCGAAACGTAATAAGTGTCTTGTGTGGGGAGTATCGCAGGCGAGTGCCGAAGCGGAAGGTATGCTCGACGTCGAGTACCAATATTTGGACAACTCAAAGACAGGCAAAGCAGGTGAAGCTGACTTAATTATCGGTATTGGCAGGCGGGGAGACCGTTCGCCTGACAACACACAGCGTTCTGTGTTTGTATCGAAGAACAAGCAAAACGGCTGGCATGGTAAAGTCATGGCAGAGATTGACATGTACCGGGGCGTTTTTGAAAAGCAGAATGCTTTGATAGTTGTTCCGGAAGAATACCGAGAAGAAATTGTCGCTCCTACGGAGGAAGAGTTTGATGAATGAATATGATGCGGAGTACCATACACGTAAGACATATGATTCTATTAAGTCAAGATGTGGGCTACATTCATACGTCCCCGTGTCTTGGACAAATTACCAGAGGATTGGCGTAGAAATGTGCGAACGCTGGAAAACTTCCTACAAAAATTTTGTGCAAGATATGGGGTTACGCCCTTCAAAGCTAATGACTCTGGATCGAATAGATAATTCTCTCGGGTATTTTAAAGATAACTGTAGGTGGGCAAGCTATTTCGTACAGCATTATAACAAAGCGAAGAAACCTAGGAATTACTATTATGATAAGCTGAACGATAAATGGCTGGTGGCTTTTCAAATAGATGGTAAGACCATTAATATGGGTAGGTTTGTAGACGAGGCAACAGCAAAGAAAGTAGCCAAGGGTACACACCGTTTAATTGACCGGTTTATCGAGGTAGGATTAATAAAATGAACATCTTAACGTTTGACATTGAGTGCACACATAAACTCAAGTCCAACGGCAAGCACACACCCTTACCTTACTTTGGTAATGAGCTTGTCAGTATTGGTTATAAAGTTTGCCAAGAAGGGCGTGAGGACTTTGATAATTACTTGTGTTTCATGCACGATGAGGAGCCCCCGACAAAGTACGGCTTTACTAAATTTCAGTATGTGCTAGACCGTGCTGATGTGGTAGTAGGCCACAATATCAAGTTTGACCTTAACTGGATACGCGAGTGTGGTTTTAAGTACGAGGGTAAAGTGTATGACACGATGGTTGCAGAGTATGTACTGGCTAGGGCACGTAAGTGGCCCCTCTCACTTGAGGCCCTCGCTAAAAGGTATGAAGTTACTCAAAAGAAGAAAGACCTTACGGAGGATTACCTCAAGAGCGGTAAGACGTTTGCACAGATTCCGTGGGAGATAGTCGAGGAATACGGTAGGGCTGACGTGCTAGCAACGTGGGAGATAGCACAGAAGCAAATGGCTGAGAAGTATAGGGTAACATGGGAGGAGTTCTATGCCTAACGGTGTGCCGTGGTCAGAAGAAGACATTGAAACAATGGTGAGCATGTACTTAAAGAATGCTACCGCCAGAGAAATAGGCGACGTGTTGGGCCGTAAGGTGGCAACAGTGCGTTCTATGATAAGCGTGATTCGCCGCAAAAGGAATTTGCCTTCACGTGAGGACGTCCGTTACAATGCAAAAACTGTGTTTACAGATTACGATATTGCGTACCGGGGGCCGGTAGAGTTCGGCCATTGGATGATTACAAAACCTTGGAGTCAAAAAGGAGGAAGAACGTGAGGAAAATCAAAGAGTTTCTGAACCCAGCGTGTAACGCACTCAAAGACTCGCCGCCGGAATGGAAGTTTCTCGCTTCCGTAATACTGGCAACCTTCTGGTGCTTGGCTTTTGGCATTCTGACGGGCGAACTTCTGTTCATCGGCTACAGTATTATAGGTCATTATGCTGTGCTCTTTTGTGTTTTTTTAACGTGGAGTATTTTTAGGTTGACACGTAAGATGTATGGTCCAGTGCCCCAGAACAAGGTGAAGTGGGACTTGGAAAATGAGGCGTGACAACAGGCCAAAATGTGATTTTTGTAACAGAAAAGCAGATGCTAAAGTTGGGAATAAGCCTACATATTTATGTGCTTTTTGTTGGTTAAAGCAATATGATCGCAGAGATAAGGAGAAATCCAATGAATAGATTTTTGTTAAAAGCGTTGATTACAAAGCTGGAGGGTGAGATTGCGGTTGCAAAGGCTAATGTTAAGGTTTACATAAATAACAGCACAGGTATTGGTGAACACCCTGACTTAGTCGAGGCAATCGAAACTCAAATTGAGATAATTGCAAACGCTGAAGAAAAGGTTGATATTATAAATAAACACTTTTTTGATGGAGCAAAAGCATGAACAAAAAACCCACTGCACATAGAGGAATGATGGGCGGTATCACCTTTGAGTCTGCCGTCATCATCATCAAATTCTTGCGTAACGAAGCAGACATAGACGACGATCTGTCGACAGTAGAGTACTACAATGGTATGCTCTCTGGCATGAACGCTGTCCGTAATGGTGAGATTTTCTCAGAACCCCTTTTGAAGGAGATAAAAGCCTATGGCATCGAAATTGCTGAACACCCTGCGCCTGTCGTTGGAGATGACGGACGTCCTTGCGAACCTTGAGAGAACAGGGATAAAGATAGACCCGCAGTCTTTAGCAGAGATTGAGAAAGAATACAGGGATGAAATGAATGAACTGGAGACCAGACTCCAGCACATGGCGGAAGAGGCTATGGGCGACACGCCGATCAATCTTAACTCAGCCGATGATCGTTCTATGTTGTTCTACTCACGTAAAGTTATCGACAAGAGGCGCTGGTCTTCTATCTTCAACTTAGGCTCGGAATTACGTGGCGCTACACGTAAACCCAAGCAACGTACAAAAATGACAAAAAAATTATTTGCGCTGTACGTTAAAGACGAAACACAAATCCTGCACAAAACTATCGCGTCCAAGTGTACTGCCTGCAACGGAACAGGACGCAAGAAAGTAATTAAGAAAGATGGCACAGTAGGTAAGGCCCTACGTGTGTGCAAAACATGTAAAGGTGATGGAGTAGTCTATGCGAAGACTAAAGAGATTGCAGGCTTCAAGATTATCCCACGAGACGCATGGGACACCGCCGCCGCAGGATTCAAGACAGACCACGACACACTCGCAGAGCGACTCGATGAACTGTCAGGAGACGCACGAGAGTTTGCCGAATCTTATTCAAGGTACAATGCACTGCGAACTTACTTATCAACCTTTGTCGAAGGACTCAAGAACAACCGCGATGACCAAGACATTGTGCACCCAGATTTCATGCAATGTATTACTGCAACCGGACGGCTCAGTTCACGTAACCCCAACTTTCAGAACATGCCCCGTGGCTCTACCTTCGCCATTCGACGGGCAATGGTCTCTCGTTTTAAGGGAGGACAAATCTTAGAGGCAGATTACGGTCAGCTTGAGTTTAGGGTAGCAGGCTACCTAGCCAGTGACCCACAGGTCTACCACGACGTGGAGGAAAAGACAGATGTACACACTGTTACTGCTGAGATTATTGGGTGTTCCCGCCAAGATGCTAAAGCACACACCTTTAAACCTCTTTATGGAGGCACCACAGGTACTGATGATCAACAGCGATACTACCGGACTTTTAAAGAGAAGTATGCTGGCGTGACAGAGTGGCACATGGATTTGCAACGTGATGCTGTCGAAAAAGGATTCATCACTCTGCCATCTGGAAGACAGTATGCGTTTCCGGGCAGTGAATGGACAGATTGGGGCACGGCAACGAACCGTACGGCGATTTGTAATTACCCCGTACAGGGATTTGCAACGGCTGATCTTCTACCAATCGCTTTAGTTTATCTCTCTAAGTCTATGAAAAATACACGATTTTTAAAGAGTGTGATCTGTAACACTGTGCACGATAGTATAGTGCTTGACATTTTTCCGGGGGAAGAGGATACTGTAATTAATCTCGTGGTTGAGGCGATGATGTCTCTGCCACAAGAGTGCCAACGCAGGTATGGTATTGAGTATGATATGCCAATATCTGTTGAGGTTAAGATGGGTCCAAATTGGTTGGACACTAACGTTGTATACGCAAATTAAGGACGGACTTTATGGGCGAACTGAGCGTTTTGGAAAACATAGATAACATCATGGATGTTGTTAAGTCGAGTGATCGTGAAGCTTTGATGGCTTTGATGGGACAAGGGCCTTCGGAAGAAAAGCCGAAGACAGGTCTTACACGGTTAAACATTAACTACGACACGGACGATGACGAGGGTAATACTCTCAAGAAAGGCACGTGGAAAATCTTCCATGAGGGAGAGTATGTCTACGCTGACTCTGTCACGTTTAGACCGATGGCCCGCTATTACGAGTGGTCTGTGTATGATGCAGAGGAGCAGAAAATATCCTGCCGCTCTACTCAAGAGCGTAGTCTTGAGCACCAGTTTCCTGACACTTTAGGAGGAAACAAGTGTGGACGTCTCACAAAGAGTGAAGAGACTGAGCTTGGTGATGACCATCCGAAAACTCTAGCGTCAAGGTTGGCCACGTGTAACCAAGTGTTTTACGCAGTCATCAGCATGAAGGGCAAGACTGCCAGTGGTAAAAACGTTGAGGTAAAAGATTTGCCTGTCGTTTCTTACTTTAAGCGTTCTGGCTTCCGGCCTGCACGTGAGGCTATTGAGAAGATCCCAAAAGGAACTGCGATTTTTGAGCAGGTCTTTGAGCTTACGACCAAGCGTCACAAGATGGGAAGTGTTACGTACTTTACGCCCATATTTACGCCGACCAAGACTGTCAAGATGACAGAGGAGGACTTCCAATTGTCTGGCATGTTTTTACAGACGATTGCCGCCTCAAATCACCGCATTTTGGAGGAGCATAAGGAGGCTCGTAAACAGGTTGCAAGCACAGTAGAAGTTGACCTAGCGGCAGACTTTAACTAATGCTTTCGGAAGTTCGTATACAGAACTTTCTACTACAAGCAATACGGGGGGAAGCATCGCTTCCCTCTTCTGTTTTAGATGAGTTCGCAAGGGATTGTCGAGAGGCTCTCGAAAAACAGTTCAACCGTGATCCTGAATGGCGTATTCGTATGTCGGGCTTAGGACGACCTCTGTGTCAGCAGGTGCAGGGTAGAGACGGTAAAGATGAGGAGATGAGCTATAACACTATTCTACGTTTTTTAATAGGTGATCTTGTGGAGTGTGCGGTCATGGCAATACTCAAAGGCGCTGGTGTTAAAATCGTGGAAGCACAAGGTAAATGTAATTTAACAATCGCATCTGAAGAGGTACAGGGCACTTTAGACTTAGTCATTGAAGATGAAGTTGATGGTGTGAAAGTATGGGACATTAAGTCTGCAAGTCCTTTCTCTTTTAAGCAGAAGTTTGGTAAGGGCTACGGAGGTATCAAAGAGGATGACCCGTTCGGATATGTTATGCAAGGACATTTGTATAGTGAAGCAAAGGGTTTAGATTTTGGGGGATGGATTGTTGTTGATAAATCCTCCGGGGAAATTAAGTTTGTGCAAGCGCCGACAGATCAAGCAGAAGATCGTGCGGAATGTTTGAGTAAGGCTCACGATGTAGTGGAAGCTCTCACGTCAAACTTCAAACACAAGAAACCGCCGATGAAGCCCGAAGATGAGTATTACACGGTAAAGGGCGAAAAGATTTATACAGGAAACAAGTTACTTAATAAAAACTGTACCTTTTGTGGTTATCGTAAGCACTGCTGGCCTAAAGCCACACAACATGAAAAGGTGACATCAAAGGCCCGGACAAAACCGAAAGCTTGGTATCATACGTTAAAGGTAAAAGAACTATGAATCAGAAAGAACTAAAAAAAATTGTGGAACTACAGGGACGAATTGTAAAACTACGTAGCGATATTATGAAGAGTGTCGAAAAGCATAACGACATGGTTGTAGACCAACTTCGCCCTTTAATGGAAGACGTACTACACAGTACGGTATATCAACATGAAAGAACATTGTATAAACGGGGCCGTGTGTTTGCACAGCTTGATTGCCAAGATCACGGCACAGGAATTAAGGCTGAAGGATTGGCAACATTACGTACAGTGGAGGTTACAGATGCCAATATTGATGACAAAAAAAGTAGATCGACAAGCTCTGTATCTTAATGAGAGTGCGTATGCTGTTTACATTGAAGCTCACGACAAGTCTGGCGGTGATCCGTGGACTCGGTGGGCTAGAAACTTTGAGAGATGTCTGCCTATAACAATGTGGCAACACTTTGGTCAGCCGTTGTCTCACGAGACATGGGAAAGAGACGGAAAAGTTAACACTGATGAAGTTCTCGCAATCGCGCATATTATTAAAGCCGGACGTGTTGTTCTGTTTCCGGGGGATGAGTACACGCTTGCTCTTGAAAAGCTTGAGGCAACTTCGCCCAAGCTATACCACAGATTAACTAACTCTTTAAAATCATTGGTAAACTTATGAGTAAACCGCAACGGCATAAGTTTCGTTCTGACTATGAGTTACAAGTTGCAAAGTTCTTGGCTGAAAGAAGGGTAAAGTTTGATTACGAGAAGATAAAGATTACGTATCAGCCTAAGCCAAAGACTTACGTACCCGATTTTTACCTCCCGGCACAGGATATTTATGTTGAAGCAAAAGGGTTCTTCTCGCCATCAGACAGGCAAAAGATGCTCTTAGTGACAAATCAAAACCCAGAGCTTGACATTCGTATGCTTTTCTTGAGAGCATCAAACAAGCTTAACCGGTCTAGTAAGACGACGTATGGCTCATGGTGTGACCGGCACGGCATCTTATGGGCAGACAATATGATCCCATTAGAATGGTTGGAGAAAACCGTATGACAGATTTAATACTAGATGAGGAGAAGATCGCCGCTCTTGAAATGGCGGG